CGCGTATATTTATCAGAAGTCCCCGCTATCTATAATTTGTTAATTAGGCTTAAGTTCAAACATATTTGAACTTATCCATATAAAATGCAAAATAAGCATCAGGATCTTCTTTATATAAAGTAACCAAATATTTTAACGGTAATTCGGTTACCTCAATTTTCCGAGATTTACACTCCTCGAATAAGTGTTTTTTGTCTTGTTCAAATAAATTCCAATGTAAAAATATTTCACGTTGGAAGTTATTAATTTTGTCTTGCATGACATTGATTGTTTCTTTACTATAATCCAGCCAAGACAATGTACTGTATAAAGTAGAAACATCTAGCGGACACGTTATTTCTTGTAAAGTAGGATGATATCTAAAATACCTCTTCAAAAAAGTAACGTCATGCAAAGTTTGATATGGAGTTACTATGGGTTGTTTCAATGAATCAGTAAAAGTCATACCCACATTTGTAAAAAAATCTTTCATTGTAATAGCATTCAAATTAGCATGTGGTTTTAGAATACCGTTTAATTTATCATCCCCATAAACAAAATCAATCAATCCATGATGATACAATTGTTTACGTTGTTGATTATTTAACTCAGGTGTATTCCTATACAACCACATAGCTGTATAAGCTCTATTAACTAAAGAATTCATAATGGCAGTTAGAAAGCTACCAGATGGCATAGAATGGTTAGTAATGAACACATCATCATTAATTCCAAGTAAACAATAAGGCATACTAGTTAAAATAAATTCAGCTGCATCCTTATTATCGCCTTTATAATGGCTTAAAACCAACTTATTAACTAACGATTGTACTTGTGGCAACATACTACCATCATAACTCCCTATATCTCCAGCCCAAATACCCGTACACATCTTTAACTTTTCATACATAAGTTTGAATTCTTTAAAAGGATTAACTCCTACCATTATTTGATTAAATGATCTATTTTTAATCAAATATGCCACTAAATTTCCAAAATATTTCTTTGTCAAAACCTGAACATGCAGTCTAGAGACACGAAAACTTCTTGGTTTTCCTCCTTTTTCTATACTTCTTAGTTCATCCTTCAACGTAGCATACCACATAACATCTTCTGGTTTGATGTCTAAACCAGTTTTTAATTTGTCTTCTAAGCAGTTTAATTCCTCTACAAACTTTGGTGTATAGTTTTTATCATTAAAATTTATATACACCTTCTTATCATCTTCACAGTTGAAACCATTGCTAGATTTCTTATTCAAACCAGCAAGCATTTCATTCCCTCCAACTATTTCACCCTCACTTAAATCTGTGAAATCTTCGAAAAAGTCTTCAATTACTTGAGCTGCAAATTCTAATTCTCCGGAACCAACTGGTTTAACAGGTATCATAGACTTCCCTTCAACATCTTTTACAGTATGAACTCCACTATGCTGTAAATTAACTGGCTCTCTCGAAACTGGAAAAACACCATATAAGGGAGACGGACCAAAATTAGACTCTTTAGGGGTTTGTATATGAGCATCTAATTCTAACTTAATACCACTACGATTACCCCTTACCTTTTGTGAAATATCAACATCTAATAAATATTTCACATCACCCACTAATATTTTCTTTATATTTTCCTTTACTTCTTCTGACCACAACAACGCATGGCACTCAGTCAACGTTTCATCACCAGAAACATGGAATCCCAAAAAGTGACCATTGGTTGTAACTATTGGACTAGCACACAATCCTGGTGTACCAAAATCATATGTCAAAGCTTCTGGACACGAATCATCAAAAACTGAAGGGTTTCTACACCTTAAGTATACCAGATCTCCAGTTACAGGCATTTGATAATATGTATCACAAGTAGATGCTTTAAAGTGAGGAGGTAAATAAATTGGCCCACAGGGAGTTATCATCCATTTATCCCCCTTCTGATCATTAGAGAAAAACTTAGCCAACGACTTGAAAGGAGATAAAATTTTTGGATTCATTTCTAATATCACAACATCATTACTATTGTTTCTATACACAACCTTCATTAAAATATGATCTAGTAGGATATCATTTTTATCTCTATCTTTATAAATAGTTATTTGCATTTCAGCTAAAGGTACAGCATGAGACACAGTTATTAGGTAATGGCCAGATACCATGCCACATACCATAAACTGTCTATCTTCTTGTTGTACTGAAATTTCATACACTTGTGATTGTATCTTTTCAACAGCGGTTGATTGTTTGTATGCAATCGATCTTTTCTTATCAATTTTGGAAAACATTTGTGAAATACTAAGTACTTGCGGAGGAGGATCATAACTAGTACCTTGTACACACCAACCTATAAAACCAGTAACACAAACTACACTAACTGCAGCTATCAAAAAATATTTAACTTTATCAAAACTAACAACCAATGGGTCAGATAAAAGCAAATCTGTAAATAATCCTTGTAAATCTCCAATAATATCTTTAAAATAATCTTGGTAAATCTTTGATATAATATTTCCAAAGTTAGAAATATAGGAATCATTAACATGAATGTTGTCTAACTGTTCCATTTCGAAATCAGTTAAAACATTCGAAGCAAATTGGGTATTCCTGACAGTATCAAAAACACACACAATTTGCTTCATCCAACCTAGATATTTAACGCACGAATCTGCTGAGTTTATTATACACTCAGCATTAATATCAATACTATTAGCCTTTAGATAGTTGCCAATATCCATCGGAAAACCTGCAACAAATTTACGTTCAGACAAAGAGTAATGCTTAAAACATATTGATCCAACTACTTTACCCATTTCATTTCTAGCCTCTGAAAAGTCAAACACATACCCCCTTCTCCATAGAGCTTTAATATCACTTATGCCATCATCCCTTAAAAGACCAGTTATATTCATAAAATTATTAGTAGTTAACATAACTATGTCACTATCAAAATATTTAGTATCTTTCAAGTCGGCTGCTGCACATTCAAGAGGCATTTTAATCGGAGAAACAATATTTATAATATTTCTCCATTGTGATATTGACTGTTGACCAACATCATCCATGACAAAAACCTTTTGTCCATTGTAGCAATCATAAAAATCTTTACCATCATTGGTACCCTTAACTATATGAGTATAAGTATCCATACGAAGACATTGTACCAACTTTGCCATAGTAACAGATTTTAAACAACCAGGAGGTCCTTCAAAAATAAAGCATACAGGTTCCCTTCTTACGGTAGACTCAAAGGATCTTATAGACTTTATTATTCTATCAAAATCCAATAAAACATTTCTAAAATATTGTGATTTATTTCTCATTTCTTGTAAAGTAATGTTCTTTTTAATATCTCCTTGCAACGTAATAACCTGCTCACGAAAAGTATTTTGTAAAACAATTTTCTTATCCATCTCCCATTTACCTATAAGTTCAACAACCTTTGATAAAATATTTCTATATGATATAGATTGTATAAATTCTTTTAGCTTACAAATAATGTAATACCCTGGAATACTTGTTGGTATTAACTCAATAAAATAATTAAAAACTTTAATTAAAATATCAAACACATTCCACAGAACACTGGGGTCATCACAAAATTTACTATTAGTAAAAAATGAACAACCCTTAATCATAGTAATAAGTTCAACGGGCAAAAATTGCAAAATTGCACTAAAAGCTAAAGGTTCCCACCCTGAATGGGGGGAGGTTCTCACAACTTCTGTATTAATATTAAAAGATACACCCAATTTAACCAATATCTTATGCATATCTATAATCAAACTAAAAAATCGCCAGGGCGTAAGCGTTTTAGTATCGGAAAAAACATCACCAACCAATTGTATAAAATCTACAATAACTGAAAAATCAAAACCACTACATTTGTCTTTCACCTTAATTAGTGTTTTATTGATATCACCCAATAAATTGCACACACCCTTTAAATTATGCCAAGCCTCAGCGATAGGTTCAAAAATAGCCTGTGGGAAAACTTGTTTCAAGTTACTTAACGTTAAACTCCTTGAAACACCTCCCATTACTACTACCTTTATTCTACCACTACGTAAAATAAATACTTGTCCTTTTATCCTAATAAAAGTATTAAGATTGACTTCTTTAATAATACCATTGCCCACATAATATACATAATACTTAATTTCATTTAAGGAATTTACGGTATTCCTTGCACCGAAGAGGATTACAGCCCCTTGCTGTTTTGTTTGTGTTTTTGTTTTTGTATCCATAATTTAACCGGAGATGACGGGTTCAAGTATGACCCAATTATAAATTGAAAAATACTACTAATTTTGGTTCTACCACATAAAAGTAGGGATTTGTATTTTAACTACCATAATCCATAGGTAGCATTTGTTACTCACCTAACAACTGGTTTTTGAACGTAATCTTCAAATCTTTAACGCTCATTAAGATCGATTTACTATTGTAAATAATTTATGTATCATAATATGCCGCTGGAGCTGACACAAAGGGATCTGACAACCTTGATGCATAATTTGATAAACTAGTTGATTGAATACTAGTATTATATGGTGCAGACTGTAATCCAACACCCGACGCGATTATTTGCGGATACATCATTGTCGGAGATGCAACTTGAAATCCAAATCTTCCCTCATCTGAAACTGCAGACCATGGTTCTACATGAACTGGTAAAATATTTAAATTATCGGGATCGGGTCCTCTTCTTTCAATAGCAGGTAATATGGTAACAACCAAATAGCCCAAATCAGTGGTACAAGGTACATATTTCAACGAACTGTAATTATGCCACTTTGAAATATCTCCTATAAAACGTAATAAACTCATATTAGGAATAACTCCCTCTATAATAGAAACATCTGCTGCTGTTTCTGCAGCTTCAGAATATCTAGTAGTTGTGTATCGCTGCGGTGTACTTTGCGTATGAGCTTGTAATTCAATGTGAGGACACGGATATCTAATTAAGGAATTAATATACCCAGTTCTATTAATAAAATTCAAATTAATATCTGGATTACCAAAACTAGACACATCGGCAACTGGTTCAGTAGCAGAAAATCTAGTTGGTAATGCACCTGACGAATAAAGTTGTCCCGGCGGAACATACGAAACGGACACATGAGCCGAACCAATTACCTTAACCTTAAACTTTAACCCTCCAGTATAACCATAATACAATTGATTGATAACACCAAGAGCAGTTAACTCACCAGCTTGCACATTAACATTGCCAAGTAAGGAATTTAACGGGTAATAAAAAACTCCCTCATCTCCATCTAAAGTACTACCTGGTAAAAATGCTGGCGGTCCTGCATTCAAACGCCTAATATAATCTCGTACACTATAAATGGGTACGAAATCAAGCGTATTAACTTGCTCCTTACCCTGCTCTCCAGTAGCTGTCAATGTATTTTGCATCGACAATTGCTCCGGTATAGCAGCATGTGGTATAGATAATTTGGGCATAACCAATCCACTAGTCCCTTCTTCTACTTCCTCTTCTGCCTTCAAAGCCAGAGAGGGAGTAGGATTAATCACACCTGGAAAGGGATCTCCATTGCCCGTTACATAATTTAATCCATTAGTGGTTGCATATCCAAAATATTGAAAATCATCTCCAGCCGAAATAAAAACGTTAATTTGTGCATTAAGAGGAACATTTCCACTAGTAATTAAAGGACCATTTGCAATGATATAATACATACCATGTTGTAAAGCATTAACTGCCCAATCCTGCGCACACTCTAATTGATCGAAAGGTGATAAATATGGTAACTCAAAAGTTAAAATTTGACCACCCGAAGAAAATTCAAACGTCTCCGTCATTAAATTAGTCACAGAAGCCAACTGTGGATATTTCGTCAACATATTTACATTGGGAGAATAATTTCTAGCCAATGTTAATTTCGCAAACTGAAAGTTAGTCATTGATGCTTGCAAATGTATTTTAATAGATCCACGCCAATAGCGACTTAAAAAGTGGAATTTTTGTAACGGTACGTTAGTACCATAAAAATCTGGTTGACCAACAGCATATTTAGCCTTCAAAATTTGTTGTTTAGGTGTTATAGGCCTTGACCATAAAACAGTTCCCGGAGTTGTTGTTGTACCTATATCAATAGTTCCCAAATAATAAGGCTTACTAAGAAGAAATTTCATATCCATTTCATCAACATTAGTATCAAAGACGGGATTTTGCACAATACGATCAAACTGAGTATAGGGATCAAGCCTTTCGAACTGAGTCTTACAATCAACAATATTCATAAAATTACGATCAGTAGATATCATTCGAGATTCAATAGCAGGAGTGTTGGGATTGTGCAACCCAGTATAGGCCCTAATGGAACCTCTAGCCCAATCTAAAAAATCTCCACCTGCTTTCTTTATGTTAGAAAAGAAACCATCAATAAAACCAGTTGCTATTGATTTTAAAGATCCAAAGTGGGGATTATTCAATTTCACCAGTGAATTTGGTATATTTTTATACACTACATCAATATGTGGGGCATAAAATTCAATATCCTTAAACATAACATGGATTGTTACATTTAAAGTTGTTGACCCTGCAGTAGGAGCTGTCAACTTATTTAAGACAATCAAATCAATATCAGCATAATCTGCAAAAGCATAAGGCGAAATAACGTTTGATGTTGGATCACAAAAAGCCAACTTAGAGTTAACATAAAATGGAACCTCCACACAAACCGATGTAGATTGATTTGCACTTAAAAAAGCATGTGGTGCTGCCATAGCATTATTAAAATTTGGTTCAAAGGTTCCTGTTGGTGTTCCTTTAGGTGGAACAGTAACAACTAGAGTTCCCTGATGTAATGGGGTACCATGAACTTGGGCTAATATACACATTTTAGCCCTATATAATGTAGCTGAGTTAAAAGGTATAACTGCTAACGCATTTGTTAAAGCTGCTGAAGGCAAACTAACAGTTTGTATTCTAGTATATTGTGCAGCTGAATCCGCCCATGAATAAGTACCAATAAGATACGGCTTTTGTAATATACGGGAATAATCCATTTGTAATGATTTATCCACGGAAAAAAGTGGAGCCCATTTATCATAAATAGGCTCTGATTCAGCAATAGATCTTGTTCTTAAAGCTGAATAAAAATTGTCTGCTACTTTATTTAAAGATGTTAGCTCATCTTCTTCTAATATATTTTCACTTGCGGTTATTTTTTACTCATGATGCTATAACCAAACCATCATGGGTTAATTCCTTTGTTAAGGTTTAAAGAGCAATTCCGGCATCATAAAGGAATTTAATTAAAAATAAATGCTGTATACGGATACACTCTGTGTGTTAAAATAAATAAATATACGACAAATGAAATTGTCGTCGCTACGAATAGCTAAATAAAACGAGATGAAACTCGAGTGTAAATTAAGA